TCATGATACAAACACAGAAGCTTCAGGTCGTGTCTACTCTGCAAACTTTGCAAAGAGCACTAAAGCTGGTCGCCCTGGTATTGTGGTCAACCCAAGAATCACAGAAGAGAAAGCGATCCAAAGTATTTTGGATGGTAGACTCATGACAGTAAGTATTGGTGCGACAACAAATGCTGCGGTATGTACGATTTGCGGAACCGACATTATTGAAGAAGGTTTCTGCGGTCACTACAAAGGCGAAAGCTATGATGGTCATATGTGTGAGTGGATTGTTGGTGAACTTTGGTTTGATGAGCTTAGCTGGGTCAACGTTCCTGCTGATTCCGATGCTATGGTTACTGATATTGGTACTGTGCAAGATCCTAGTAGCATTAGTGTTTCTCAAGAGGGCGCTAAAGGCTCAGGAAAGAAAACTCAAGAGGGGCTAGTGGTCGTTACATCCAGTGTTGGAGATGACATCACGGTCACCATTCAGGAAGGAGACTCTGACTTGAAAACTATTGAAGAACTAAAAGCAGAGGTCGAAACGCTACAAAATGCAAATACAGAGTTGACGAACCAGATTGAACAGGTTACTACTGAGAAGAGTGGTTTGGTAGCACAGCTTGAAGAAGCTAACCAGAAGGTTCAAGATCAAGATGCAGAGATTCAAGCGAAGGTTACTGAGCTCGAAGAGAAGCAACAAGAAGTAGAGGCAAAGACAACTGAAGCAACACAAGCGGTAGCTGATAAAGAAGCCGCACTTGCACAAGTTACTGAGCTGACTACCACTGTTGAAGGTCTTAAAGGCGAACGTCAAGCACTGCTAGATTCTAACACAGATTTGTCTAGTGCAATGCACAAAGCAACTGCTGAGAGAGTAGTAGACTTGAAAGTCGTACTGGGTAAAGTAGGTAACACTGATGAGCAACGTCAAGAAGCTCTGGTGCAACATGTAGCTAGATCTACTGAGTCTTTGAGTGATTCCTTACAGGATTTGCTGAATGAAGCATCCAAGACTACTGTTCGCACTGCTCCTGATCAAGTAACTAACCCTGGTGTTGGTGTGCTAAATGACGGGAAAGAACAAAATGTGAAAAATAAAGGTGTCGTAACTGAGCAAATGACTAATGCAGATGTTATTGCAAACCTACTGCGTGGTAACACTCAGGCACGTAAATCTTAACACAAACTCAAAGGAGGATACATATTCATGCCATTATTTCCTGGTGTAACTGGTAACATGTACTTCAAAGGAAAAACTCACACTGGCCTTGTGGTCTCTGAGGGTAATGCCCCTGCCGAGGAACTGCTCGTTAGCAAAAACGAAGGCGTTAAGTTCCAATATGCATACGGTCCTGAAGGCAACCAGAACGTTGTTATCGCTAAAGGTAAAGTAGTCGAAATGGCTGGTACCGAGCACGATTACGAAACAGGTTACATGAAACAAACAATCAAACAAGCAACTGCGGGTTCTAGCCACGCAATTGGTGTCAATCATCACAACGTTTACGAGCGTAAGCGGGATCGCTTCTCTGGTAACGCTCCTACAGTTATCACTCGTAACTTGATTGAAGTTCCATTGTTCGAACACGCTACGCTGAACACTGCACAAGGTTTTGCAGATGCAATGAAATTCGGTGCTGCTTACGGCGTAACTGGTGACCTGAAACATGGTGACTACGTTAAAGTAGGTAACAACGGTAACTTTGTAAAACTGGATACTGCTAACGATTCTCCGTTCCAAGCTGTAGGTCAAGTATGGGGCGTTGAAAAAGAGATTCCACCAGCAGGTCTGTTGCAGTACTTCATGGATCTGAAGATTGAAGATCTGGAATCATTCATGAAGAATGCATCCTACGCTCCATCTCCAGGTACTAATGGTAAAGCTGAACCTCAGTATCCAGGCCAATGGAACGCTCCAAAAGGTCAAAAAGGTGATGCTGGTGCTTATCCATTCGGTTATCCTTGGGATCTGCACAACTGGAAGCCTGACTTCGAGAAGCTCTTGAACCCAGTAATCAACCGTGGTATTCCATTCCTGACTGATGGTTACTTCAAAGCGAAACAAGTTGTTACAGGTATCGCATTGGATGACATCTACGATGCAGCTACTAATAACGATGGTCACATCGAATCCGTAGTCTTCTCTGGTGGTGTTACATTCGTAGACGGAACTGGCGCAGATACTGTTGATAACGCTGTTGGTAAAGGTGTTAAAATCGCTGCTGACACTCGCAACAACGCTCTCTTCATTAAACTGCATCACCCAATTGATCGCGTTGAAGAGAAACCAGTTACAGTTAAAATCGGAGGTACAGAAGTTAAAGCCGCTGACTTGCACATCGACTGGACTAACAACATGATCGTTGTTTACCTCGATGCTGGTGTAACTGCTAACCCTATCACTGTTGACGCTAAACTGATCGTAGATCCAGTAGCAGGTATTCCTACTGAGTGGGATTATGCTGGTAGCGTAGGTGCCGTTCGTATCTTGCTGCAAAAGTAATATCTAGTAACACTAGACTTCAAAATGGTGAGGGAGAGAAATCTCCCCTCCATCCTACATATAAGAGGAGGATTCCACATAATGACTATGGAATTAGTAGAAAAATATTCCAAGATGATGACTTTTGAGGGTCGTAAGGATCGCGAATCCCGCGTATCTGTAACAGAGGCCCTGACTACTGCTGATGCTAACATTTTGCTTCCTAAAGTAATCTCTCTAGTAGTAGTAGAAGCCGCAGAACCTATGTACTTGGCTTCCCAGTTCTTCCAACGTGTTCAATTGAACGAAGGTCGCTCCATGGAGTTTATGCACTTCGGCGCTATCCGTGCCTTTGAAATCGGAGAAGGACGCGAGTACCCAGAACAAATCCTGAACATCGCTGGTCAAGGTATGGCTCAATCCGTAGACGTTAAAGTCAAAAAATACGGTTTGAAAGTTAATATCACTGACGAGATGATCTCGGATTCCCAATGGGACGTTATCGGTTTGCACTTGCGTGCCGCTGGTCGTGCAATGGCTCGTAAGAAAGAAGAAATCATCTTCGAAGAGTTCAACAAGCATGGTCACGTAGTATTCGATGCTGACAACTACGGCCCTGGTGAAGATGGTTACCCTACAGGTCGTGGATTCTCTGGTGAGTACAATGGTACATTGACTGCTGAAGATATGATCGACATGGCAGTATCTATCATGTCCGCTGGTTTCACACCGACAGACATCATCATGCACCCGCTGTGCTGGGCATTGTTCGCGAAAAACGCTATGTTGTCCCAAAACGACATCGCTGCTTTCGGTCAAGGACAATACTTCAAAGATCCTCGTGAGTTCAATGCGAACAACTCTCTCGGCCTGAATATCATCTTCTCGCCATTCATCGGTTTCGACCAAGCTCGTAAGAAGTTCGACTTCTACGTAATTGACCGTAACAACATCGGTGTACTGTTGGTGAAAGACGAAATCTCCACTGAGCAGTTCGATGATCCATTGCGCGACATTCAAACGCTGAAAATCAAAGAGCGTTATGGCGTAGGTATCTTGTACGGAGGTTTGGGTATCGCTGTTGCCCGTAACATCTCTTATGCTAAAACTTGGCCAGCTCCAGAACGTGCGTTCAAAGAAATGGATCTCCCATCCGATTTCACTGATCCTACGAAGATGGCTAAGAAAGACCAAATTTAATAGAGACTCTACCTTTAGGGAAGCCCACCACTTTATGTGGGGGCTTTCTCTTATGATAAAGACTATTTAGGAGGAATTAATATGTTGAAAGTAGCACTCTCCCCATTCTTTGGTGGAACGGAATATACGGATGAAGTTTCTGGGCTGACGTTTGAGAATCGTAAAGATGGTTCTATTGCTATCTATGACGTAACAAAAGAACTGGACCTGTCTGGTATCCGTAAAGCTATTCGTCTGAATGTTCTCTTGCTCGTTGAAGGGGGTCTTCCAAAAGAAGACGTAGCTCCTATAGCAGAGGTAGAAAAGGCTGAGGAGAAAGTCGAAGAAACAAAATCCGAGGTAGCTGAAGAAGTTGTCGAGGAAGTCACTGAAGAAGTGAAAGAAGTTAAGACAGCTAAAAAAGGTAAGAAGTAATCAAATGGCGGATAATCTCCGCCTATTTTTTCATGTAAAGCGAGGTGCGCTAATTGGTATTTAATAATAGCTTCTTGATCGTTGAAGTTCATCCAGCTCATAAAGAGCAAAGCGTCCCGATTAATCAAATCATCAAGCTTAAGTTCACTACTGATATGGATGTGACTACGATTAATCCAGGCACACTACTTTTGCATAAGGTGAACGGCGAATCTATTGATACCGAAGTCGAGTATAATAGATCGACCAAAACAGCTTATGTGAAACCAGTTCAGTTGCTGAGTAAGAGCACTTCATATCGAATCACTGCGGTAGGTGGGTTGAATGGAGTAAAGAATGTTGTAGGGGGAACTCTTCCTGCTTCCAAGATCTACGACTTCTCTACTACTGCTGATGTCAATATATCGGTCCCTAAGAACTTGAAAGCACAAGTGACAGCAGGACATGTCTTCTTGGATTGGTTGCAACCAGATGAGTATGATCCTGAGCAGACACCTACGTATGAGGTCGCGATCAGTAAAACCAATCTAGACCCAGAGAGAGATCCTGGATCTGTGATATGGCCCTTAGCGAGTGATGCTCTTGGTACTATCCAGCAAACATCTATTGAAGTAGGTAGGCATCTGGAAGCGAGCAACTATTATGCTTATGTCCGTGCGGGATTAAAAGACATTAAAAGTGCATGGGTGTTCACTCAATTCGAAGTCATGCCTGAAACGATTGGTATAGGTGACGGGAATAGCGGAGGCGGAGGCTCATATCAATCGTTTGATATCCTTGAAGTCTTCCCTAAACAAAACCAAGTACATATCACACCAGAGAAAGTTCTGATCCTGTTTAATCAGAAGATTGATTTTGGAACAGTTCACCCTGGTTCAGTATATATCGTTCCAGTAAAGAACAAAGCAGAGCTCACACTAATCGACCTTATGACAACTTATGCCCCAGTGAATACCGTTTCTTACACACTAGATACGAATGCGCCACAGAACTTGTTGTCTCTGAATATAGCCGCTCAAAGTATCCTTCAGAACACAGAGTACACTGTAATTGTTCGAGATAGCGTGAAATCGGAATCTGGTGATTCCCTTGGAGAAACCTTTGGTTGGTCCTTTAAGAGTACCTACTATCCGTTGTTCGAGAGGATATTAAATCTATTGTTCGTGATCCGAGTGATAAGACCATCTATGACTTCATGGCGAGTGCGAGTAGAACAGCAATGGATACAGATATCCGTTACAATACAACCACTGAAGCGACTATCATTGCGGCACCTGCTAGGTACCTGTCGGAGTATGTACAAGCACAATCGAGCTACGACATCCTGGTCAATGCTTTCTTAGGAAGATCAGCTAATGCTGGATCTGTAAGGAGCTTGGGTGACCTGACTATCGACCAGAGTAAGAGCGTGGATGCTTCTAAGATTTTGGCAACATTCAAAGAGCGCATTCGACCTTGGCTTGATGCATTGCATGGTAAATTCGATAGAGGTTATGCTA